AAAATCGAAACCACAGAGTCAGCACCGTACTTCTCCTTCAATTTGTTAATAATAGTTTTTATATTTTGTACATAATTCGCCCATATTATAAACTTACCTTCGGACTCTTCCAATAAGGTCATCAATTCTTTTATTTTTGGGCAGTCATCAAAGACCTGTACAGTGCCATCATCAGAGTTAACAAAACCATTTGCGACCTGGTGCAGTCTTAATATTTCTGTAAGTTTATTCTGAAAACTTACTTCATCATCATTGATTACGGCATAAGCAAATTTTTTAAGTTTCTCGTATACTTCTGCTTGTTTTGTTGAGAGCTGTACAATCCTTGTTGTGTAGAGTTTATCGGGCAAATCAAGGCAGTCCTTTTTCTGAACTCTAAATGAAAAATGTTTTAGCTTATCTGTTAGTTCTTCTAAATTTGTATAATATTTAGGAAAGAGCATTTGTTTACCACCCATTTCAATCTGTTGCATTACTGCATATCTAGCTCTAAATGTAAAATACGAATCAAATCCCAAAAGATGTGGACTTAAGAATTCACATTGTGTATACAAATCTAATGGAGATTTTGTTATTGGTGATCCTGTTAGGATTCTTCGGTAGTTTGCTAGTTTCCCTAGTTTACAAATGTTTCGTGTTCTTTTCGCTGATCGGTTTTTTATTGTGGTGGATTCATCTAGAATCATCAGATGATTAACATCCTTCCTTGAAAGTATACCTTTTAATTTTTCTACTCCTGATTTATGTGATAATGCTTCAACGTTAATTAAGAACCACTTTAGATATCGTTCAGTATTACGTCTTTCTCCGTAAATTTCTTTATCTTTATGCACATGTATGACAGCTCCAAAACTATGTGTTTGTATTTCTTTTATCCAATTACGATATACTGAGTTTGGTGCAATAACTATTGCCCAATCAATCCAAAAATTTTTGAAAAAATAATTAGCATTATCAATTGCAACTTTTGTTTTACCCGTGCCCATCTCCATAAAATACGCATAATCTCTATGTTTACCACCTGCAATCAATGCATCTCTTTGATGTTGGAAGGGTTGTGTTTTGTAGTTGAATTTCATTTTATCCCATCAATATATTTTTTTCTTGACTATGTCAAATTATTCATTTACATGGCCTCGTGAGGAGGTCGTTATGGACTTAGAAGCATTGTCGAAAAATATAACAATCGACACGGGCGCATCTCAAGAGATCGCCGAAGCATGCAATAAGTTATTGGACGTCCAGAAGGAAGTAGCAGCGCTAGAAGACAAACTAAAAAAGAAAAAAGAAGAAGAGCTGAAACTTTCTGAACAGGACATACCAAACTTAATGCAAAAGACTGGTGTCAGCTTACTCAAACTTACTGATGGTTCATCTGTAGAGATAAAACCATACTATGGTGCGAGAATTCCTGCATCCAGAACTGAAGAAGCTTTTGGTTGGCTTCGTGAAAACAATCATGGAGATCTAATCAAAAACAATGTCACCTTAACTTTCGGTAGGAATCAAGACAACGAAGCAAAATCGTTGGTTGACGATTTAAGAAATAAGGGGCATAATGTTAAGCAAGCCGAAAAGGTAGAACCAATGACTCTTAAAGCTTTCGTAAGAGAGCAAATAGAAAAAGGGAAAGACGTTCCTGCCGATTTATTCGGTGTTTATGTAGCAACACGAACGAAGATAACAACGAAGGAGTAACATGCAACAAGCAAAGAATGCAGCTAATGCAAAAGATGTAGCTGTAAAAAAAGATGCGGGTGTTCCAACGCAATTTAATTTGGAAGAGTTAGCAGGACAAGGACAAGAGTTCGTAACTGCAAGGGATACTAAACTCCCTATCTTAAAAATCCTTTATAGCAATTCACCTGTACTTGACGAATCAGATGGCAAGTATATTGAAACTGCTAAACAAGGTGACATCTACAACGAAACATCTGGAAATCTTTTTAAAGGTAAAGAAGGATTAATCGTTGTACCATGTTTATATATAAATACTTTCAATGAGTGGAAAGACAGAGGCGATAGTCCTGGAAGACCAGTTGGTATCCATATGGATCCAGCGATCATGTCTACAACAAATAGAGGTGATGATGGTAAAGACAGACTAGAGAATGGAAACTATGTAGAAGATACAGGTAACCATTTTGTTTATGTCTTAGATGCAGATTACAATCCTGTTGAAACTGCATTGATTTCTATGAAATCAACTCAGAAGAAAAAAAGTAAGACTTGGAATTCTATGATGCAGAGTCGTAGAATGAAAGGTAAGAAAGGTTTCTTTACTCCGCCGTCTTGGGCAACTGCCTACAGACTAAAGACCACTAAAGAAAGTAACTCACAAAACTCTTGGTACGGGTGGGTCATCGAATTCGATAGATATCTAGACGATCCAAAATTGTCGAGCACATTAGAATCGACAAGAGCGTTTTATGAGACCGCAAAGAAAAGCGATATCTTTGGTAAGGTTGATTTTGGTAAAGAAGGATCTGCTGATGCTAAGCAGGTTACAGATCAAAGTACACCATTCTAATGCAAAAGGAGTTACTTCAATTATTTGAAGGCGACTCTACCCAATACTTATCCATCTCTCTGACGGGAGAGATGGATGAGCGGGGTAAGAGAAAAGCTTCATACTCCACGGAACACGCACCAGTTACAGAAGAGCTGTGGAAGGATCACGTTGAAGGTAAACATCAGATAGGAATAAGACCTGAGAATGGTGACAAACTAAAATGGTCTTGCATAGATATCGATCCAGCAAACTACAAAGAATACACATCAAAAAAATACGTAGACATAATTAGAGATTTTGAATTACCACTTGTGCCTGTCAAATCTAAGTCAGGTGGTTTACATTTATTTATTTTCTTCAGCGATTGGGCTGACAAACAAAAGGTTAAAGATAAACTAGAAGAGATTAACAAAGAATATTTTTTATCAAAAGAAGTATTTCCATTAAACAAAGGTGTTGGTATGCCGTACTTTAATGCTAATGCAGCAGTTGAGTATGCATTCGATGATACTAATACACCATTGATGCTTGGTGGTTTTTTGCAATTAGCAAAAGACAAAACACTCAAGCCAGAAGAATTTTACAAATATAAAGTTACTGAATACAATGCTGAAACTGATTGGAGAGATTACCCACCTTGTGTACAAAAAGTAATACAAGAAGGTTGGACAGGTGACAGGAACAATATGTTATTCAATGTTTGTGTCACTGAAATGAAAAAGGCAGAAGGAAACTTAACAGTAAGACAATTAAAAGATATTGCGTGGGAGAGGCAGAAAGCAATATTTGCATCACATCCAAAGGGGCCATTAAAAAGAAACGAAAGTGATGGTACTGCACAATCTGTTCATACAAAAGGATATGAATACTTTTGTCCACCAAAACATAACTTTGTAGTTTCTATTTGTGATAAGGAGACCTGTAAACTTAGAAAGCTTGGTATTGGTGTACAAGCACCAGATATTAAAAATGAATTTAGTAATTTAATTTACACTGAAGATTCAAAAGGCATTATTTATGAATGTGATTTTAGAGATAGACACGTAACATTTAAACCCGAAGATACAAAAGATGAGAAATCTTGGAGAGTTTGTTTGGCTAAGTACAGAATATTTTGGTTGACGTTACCAAGACCCAAAAAAGGACCAAGTCCATTTGAGCTGTTGATGAAACATTTATTAGAGTCTGCAACAGAGAATACCGCATTTAAATATGAGGATACCAAAGAAGAGGAGAAATACAATACTCTCAAAATATTCTTTGAAAGCACAATAGAACAAGATGATTTTACAAAACTCAAAGATGGGTACACAGTTTTAGATAGTAAGGATAATGTTTGTTATTTCAAACGTAATACCTTGGCTGATTTTCTTGAAAAAAGAAAGACACCTTTTAAAAATGTGAACCAAGCTGTGAGATTATTAGATTGTCAGAAACATGATTTCTTTGAAGGGGAACGAAATGTATGGTATGTAACTATGCCTGAGTTTGTTAACCACCAAAAAATAAAACCTAAACAACAAACAAACGAACTTAGCGAGATGGATGATGAGTACCACAACAAATTTAGGACTCCTGAAACAAAGACAGATCTTCCGAAAAACGATTAAGATCTTTGGCCCACCGGGTACAGGAAAGACTTGGACATTAATTGAAAAGGTTGTCAAAAGATATTTAAAAAAAGGTGTTGATCCTGAAAAGATAGCCTTCATATCATTCACAAACAAAGCTGTTGATACTGCAAAGCTTAGAGCTCTAGATGCTTTCCCACATTTAGATAATAAATCATTCTCAAGGTTTAGAACATTACACTCTTACTGCAGAAGATATTTTGAAGAAGAAATATTTGATACCAAAGATTGTATGATTGATTATGCATTGACAAATAACTTTGTGAAAAGATCTGATAACAGGTTGTCACAAGATAACTTTACTTACTCTGACTGGTCATTAGGTATATATGATAAAGCTAGAAATTTATTAGAAGATCCTGTTCTCGTTTACAAAAGAGAATCACAAAAGAAAGACAGCTTAGATGTTTACACTAGAAAGATAAGCACATACGAACACTACAAAACTGCAGGAGGAGAGAGATCCTTCTTAGACTTTACAGATATGATTGAAAGAGCTTTGCATGAAGTAGAGTTTCCTGAGCTTGAAGTTCTTATATTAGATGAAGCACAAGACTTCACTCCATTACAATGGTCTTTAATTTACAAAATGTCTGATAGAGTAAAAAGAATTTATTTAGCAGGTGATGATGACCAAGCCATCTATCAATGGAATGGTGCTGATACACGATACTTTACAAAATATTTTCCAGGAAGAAAAGTTGTGCTGCGTAAAACAAGAAGATTTGGACAAGCAATACATCAGTTCTCACAGATAGTCCGTAAAGGAATTCTTGATAGTGTAGATAAATCATTTGAACCACTTGTCAAAGAAGGATTAGTAAAAAGATATTTGAGCTTCAAAGAGATACCATTTGAAAAAGAAAAAGGTAAATGGTTTTTGTTAGGAAGAATACACACATCAGTAAATGAGTTGAAAGCTCTAGCCAAAGACGCAGGTATATATTTTTCTGACAACAAAGGACAAAAGTCATTTGATCAGAATCAATGGTTAGCTATTAAATCCTGGACTGCGATATCAAATGGCAGAGAGATTATGAAGAAAGAAGCTGAGGCTATGTTTAAATACATAAGAGAAGTTACTGATTCAGATTATAGAACAACTAAGTTTTGGTCAAGAGAACCAGATTATAAGCGATATAATTTTACAGCTTTGAAAGAATGGTGTGGTTTGGACTTACCTGATGAAGCGCAGAAGAAAGCTTGGTGGTGGATCCTGAGAAGAAATTTCAAACCAAGACAAGTCATTTATTTTTTACGATTGTTAAAAAGATACAAACAAACAAAACTAGATGAGCCACCAAATGTTATTATAGATACGATACACTCTGTAAAAGGAGATGAGGCGAACCATGTATTATTATATTCAAAAGCAAATTGGCCATCAAGCTACAGACATAAGGACAAAAGTGAAAAGTCAAATGAAAAGAAAGTTTGGTATACAGGAGTTACAAGAGCAAGAGATACTTTACATTTATTGAGCACAGATTATAAATATCATTATCCAATTGGTGAAGACTATCTGGTTTATGTACAGAGGAACAAATGAAATATTTAGTAATATTAATTTTATTATCGGGATGTGCTGTGAAAGATTATGACATAAATCCTTACACAACAATATTAAATCAAATAATAAGAGCCCAACATGAACCATCTTGATTTATTTAGCGGTATTGGAGGATTCAGTCTTGGCCTGGAGAGAGCAGGTTTTAAGACAATAGCCTTTTGTGAAAAAGAATTGTATTGTCAAATGTTGCTGCAAAAACATTGGAAAGGGGTTAAGATATATAATGACATTAAAGAGTGTAAAGGGAAAGAGATTAAAGAAACATATGGAAGAGTTGATTTACTCACAGGTGGCTTTCCGTGCCAACCCTATAGCGTCGCAGGAAAACAAAAAGGAACAGATGACGACAGATATCTCTGGCCTGAAATGTTTAGAGTCATTAAAGAAGTCCAACCCACCTTCGTCATTGCAGAAAATGTCAGAGGTATTATTAACATCCAAGACGGCATGGTTTTCGAAACAGTGTGTTCTGACTTGGAAAGTGAAGGCTTCGAAATCCAAACGTTTATTATTCCAGCTGCAGGCGTCGGTGCCCCGCACAAAAGAGAACGAGTCTGGATTGTGGGCTACTCCAAACACAATGGATCACTTACCTCCGAGATCAAAAGAGGGAACAATAAAATTGATGACAGGTCAGAGAAAAGGGAGAACACGACCCTCGAACCTAAGAGAGCAGGTGGATCCAGAGACAATGAGATTATGGAGAACTCCAGACGCACATTGCGACAGGGGGCCAGCATCAGAGAAAAGAATGAAGATGAAATTAGAAAAGAAAATGCCAATAAGTTTGAACGATCAAGTAGCTCATCCAAATCTAATGTGGCCAACACCAAGAGCGAACAAAGTATTTCCAAATATTACAGAGAACAACCGGAAGAAGTTAGCGAACAGAAACAAATCGAATCTAGAGGAAGTTATAGCTGGACATTGCGGGAAGCTGACTGGCTCTCTGAACCCGATGTGGGTAGAGTGGTTGATGGGTTACCCGGCAGGGCACACAGACTTAGAGGATTGGGGAATGCTATCGTCCCGAAAATTGCAGAAGAAATCGGTAGAGCAATCATCAAAGCAGAAAGCAAAGAATGAAGATAAAACCATACACACTGAGAGCAGCGAATGAATTTATCAGGAAACACCATAGACATAGTAAAGTTGTCGTCGGTTGTAAGTTCTCTATTGCAGCTATAGATGAGGAGGATCAAGTGATTGGTGTAGCAATTGTTGGTAGACCTGTAGCAAGAAGACTTGACGATGGTTTTGTTGGAGAAATTGTAAGAACATGCACTGCAGGCGTAAAGAATGTTAACAGCTTTTTGTATGGGGCATGTGCAAGGATATGGAAAGAAATGGGTGGAACAAAAATTATAACTTATACCTTAGAAACTGAATCAGGGATTAGTTTAAAAGCAGCAGGGTACACGCACCAGGGAACAACTAAATCTTTTGCAGAAGGTACGGGATGGACAACAAGAAAGAACAGAGAATGGCAACCGAAAGTCCACTCAGTACAGAAGCACCGATGGGAAAAAAATTTATGAGAAATTTATTTGAAACTTGCATTGATGTTGGCAGCGGATTAATTCTATCAACACTAATACAGCTCTGGATATTTCCATACTTTGGTATGTATCCAACTGTATGGGAGAGTTTTCATATAGCTGTTATATTTACTTTTATAAGCATTTGCAGAAGTTGGTGCTGGAGAACTTTGTTTGGAAGGAGACGTTTTGGAAAAAGAACCTAAGCTGAGAATTCTAAGCCTTGGAGCAGGCGTACAGAGCTCTACAATGGCCTTGATGGCAGATGCTGGAGAGTTTGGTGTCAGACCTGATGCAGCCATATTTGCTGACACAGGTTGGGAACCTGAACCAGTGATACAACATCTTGAGTATCTTAAATCGATTCTAAGTTACCCGGTGTATCTAGTGAAGAAGGGAAATATCCAAGATGACATTCTCACGGCTCTCGCACCAGGCGGGAATCAATTTGCTTCTGCACCATTTTATACTTTAAACGAACAAGGTAAGAAAGGTATGGGTCGTAGACAATGCACAAGAGAATATAAAATTACTCCAATTGCAAAAAAAATTAGAGAGCTGTGTGGATTAAAACCAAGGCAAAGGTTTCCAAAGACCGAACATGTAGAAGTATGGGTAGGGATATCAACTGATGAAATCATGCGTATGAAACCATCGAGGTTTTGGTGGCAAAAAAATGTGTGGCCATTGATTGATAAGAGGATGTCTAGAACTGATTGTTTAAAATGGTACGAAGGTAAGGGGTTTAAAATACCTGTCAAAAGTGCATGCATTGGTTGTCCTTTCCATGATGACAAATTTTGGATAGATATGAGAGATAATAGACCGAAAGAATTTGCATCTGCTGTAGAATTTGATAAAAAGATGCGTATGCATAATCCAAAGGTAAAGAACTTTGTACACAGACAATGCGTTCCATTAGACCAAGTAAAGTTTAAGGATGATGAAAAATTAGATTTATTTAATCAAGAATGTGAAGGTATGTGTGGACTTTAGAAATTTGATAATCAATGCATTAGAAGATAGATACAATGCGCAAATATCAGAAGCTGAAGCCACATTAAAAATTTATTTGGAAAAACCTGTAGCGATTGGTGATCATCCACAACATTTAGAAGAGGTTGATAAGTTAATTGATAAGATAGCTCTAGCAGAATCAAAAATACAAACCCTACAATCTTTTAAAATATGAGAGATGATTTGATGGTACAGCAACAGATAGAAGGTAAGTGGCAACATATGGTGGCTGTCATCTGCTTGAATCAGACAGGACGTAAAAAGGTCAAGAAAGTATTACCAGGATTCTTTAAGAGGTTTCCTAATGCATGGAAACTATTATTATCGAACACAGATACAATCGCTGAGATGTTAAAAGATCTAGGCATGAAGAATGTCAGAGCAAATAGAATATGGCGAATGACATGTGATTTCATTGAATGGGACGGCAAGGATGCAACAGAATTATTTGGTATTGGCAAGTATGGCAGCGACAGCTACAGGATTTTTTTTAAGAATGAGATACCAGATAATGTGCAAGATAAAGAATTAAAAAGATACATAACAGAGAAGATACAATGACAAACAGAGATGATTTAAACAAAGCATTTCCACAATACACTCAGGTAGGTGGGAACCATTATACAAAATTTGTAATTCAACCATATGAATTTATTGCAAAGAATGCATTATCATTCTTTCAAGGATGTGTTGTGAAGTACGTATGTAGATACTTGAAAAAGGGAGGCATACAAGATCTAGAAAAAATAAAACACTATTGTGATTTAGAAATACTTAGGTTAAAGCAATTACAAAATAAAAAATGAATACAATCAGAAGAGAAATTAAGGTTAAGAGCCATAAGTTCTTATTAGAAATATATCCATACAGAGAAGGCACAGCTGAAGAAATACAATTTGAAATATTTCCATATGGATATGAAGCATGTCTTTATGCATTCAGTAATAAGGCTAGCTTAAATAAATTAGTGAGAGAAAAATTTGTATTTGAGAAAAAGAAATGACAGGTTTACAATTTACATTTAATTTTAAGAAACACATATGGTCTTGCCCATCAGAATATAAAGATTTAAGTGCTTATGATGAGATTGCAATTGATTTAGAGACAAGAGATGAAGGTATAAATAACAAGCTTGGCGCAGGTTGGGCAACTGGCAATGGTTATGTGATTGGTTTTGCTGTAGCTGTGGAAGGTTGGCAGGGGTATTATCCATTCAAACATGAAGGTGGCGGTAACATGATACCTCAACAAGTTTTGAATTACATGAAAGATGTTTGTAAATTACCTGCAAGAAAAATATTTCATAATGCACAATACGATGTTGGTTGGTTGAACAGAATGGGTATTGAAGTCAATGGAGAGATTGTGGATACAATGATAGCTGCAGGAGTCATTGATGAAAATAGATGGTCTTACAGCTTGAATGCATTAGCAAAAGATTATCTTGGTGAGCTGAAGTCTGAAAACGATTTAAAAGAAGCAGCAAAGGATCATGGCATAGATCCAAAGGCAGAAATGTGGAGATTACCTGCAGAACATGTAGGTTTTTACGCAGAACAAGATGCACGTCTCACGTACCTCCTATGGCAAAGATTCAAACCAGAATTACATAATCAAAACCTAGAAACAGTTTGGAATTTAGAAAATAAATTACTGCCTATTCTAATCAAGATGAGAGAGAAAGGTGTAAGGGTTGATGTAGATAAAGCTCATCAACTAAAAAAAGAGTTCCAGGCTCAGGAAAAAGAATATCTTTCAAAAATAAAACAGCTAGCAGGACGAGAAGTAGACATATGGGCAGCACGACAAATAGGCGAAGCCTACGATAGATTAGGGATAGACTATCCACGTACTGAAAAAACTCATGAGCCATCTTTTACATCCAATTGGTTAGCTAATTCGAAACACGAAATTTCAAAATATATAGCACAGGCTAGAGAGATCAACAAGTTTCATGGTACATTCCTGGACTCAATTTTAAAATATGAACACAATGGGAGAATACATGGCGAGATCAATCAGTTACGTAGTGACAGTGGTGGGACTGTTAGCGGCCGTTTGTCTATGGCTAATCCTAATCTTCAACAGTTACCAGCACGTAACAAAGATTTTGGACCTAAAATCAGAGGACTCTTCTTACCTGAAGAAGGATGTAGATGGGGAAGTTTTGATTACAGCCAACAAGAACCGAGAATGGTAGTACACTATGCAGCCTCTATTGGTGATGGATACGAAGGATCCAATGAACTTGTAGAGGCTTACGCTAATTCAGAAACCGACTTTCACCAAACAGTAGCAGATCTAGCAGGAATAGAGCGAAAACAAGCCAAGACAATAGGCTTAGGATTGATGTATGGAATGGGTAAAAATAAACTAGGTATGTCACTCGGATTGTCCACAGAAGAAGCATCGGCACTAATATCCAAGTATAATCGTAAAGTTCCATTTGTGAAGCTATTATCGGATAGATGCATGAAAAAAGCAAATGATGAAGGTGTGATTCGGACAAAAAAAGGCAGAAAGTGTCGATTTGACATGTGGGAACCTAAAGATTTTGGCATCCATACCCCTGAAACATTTGAAAATGCATGCTCAAAATATGGCAGACAGAACATAAAACGAGCATTTACCTACAAAGCATTGAATAGATTAATACAAGGATCAGCTGCAGATCAGACAAAACAAGCAATTGTAAGTTGTTTTGAGGCTGGATTCTTACCCAAAGTACAAATTCATGATGAATTATGTTTTGATATAAGTTCAGATGATGATATAAAAAGCATCAGGGAAACAATGGAAACTTGTATGGAATTTAAAGTACCAAGTAAAGTGGACGTATCTTTGGGAGATGACTTTGGACAAGCTTCATAAAAACGAAGTAGCAGGTGTCGGAGCTGTGGCATGGCCTGTGTATATGATCTTTAAAGAAAGATTAGTTTTAAAAAAATTTGATGATATTAAGAAAAAAATTGCTTTTAATGCTGATCTTTTAAAAGCAGACATTGAAAAGAATGGTCTTCTGTGTCCTATGGTTATCGATGAAAAGGATCAGCTTACTGACGGCAGTGACAGGTTTCGAATACTTGAGAAAGCGAACATAAAAGGTAGCTTATTTTATAAGGCAAGAAACAAAGATGAAGCAACTTTTTTTAAAAAGTTGAATGATCTTACCTGGGATGAACACCCAGATATGCATGGATTCATGGAGAAGCTGTGGCAGGGTAGAATGAAAAAGCACACAGAGAAAGTCACACATATATTTACAGAGAACGTTAGATCAACCTAATAGTCATGACAGGTTGGAGTATCGACAAAACAAAAAAATCTAATCTTGCTTTTTCTGCAACAAGTATGAAATGGTTGAGGACACCCAAAGAAATCTGGGCTGATCTAACAAAAGAATTTAATTTTACAGTGGACTGCTGTGCATCTGATCAAAATCATTTGTTACCAAAATACTATACAAAAGAAAACAGCTGTTTAGATAAAGATTGGACAGGTGAGATTGCTTATATACATCCTTTGTTTGATAGTAAGATTCCAAAATTTGTCGAGAAAGCATATCATACTAAAAATTTTACTGGTGTCTTTTTACTTCCAGCTGCAACGCACACAAAATATTTTCATGATTTTATGTATCACAATCCAAACGTTGAGGTAAGATTTTTAAAAAAACCAAAGCGTGGATTTAGATTTGGACATGATGATGGAACCGAAGATGATCCAAAAAAATTTGGCTACATCAAACCTTTGATGATTGTTATTTTTAGAAACCCCTAAAATAGAGGGCAAACGACCCTTAACCAAACTAATGATTTTTGAAAAAAAATGTAAGACTAGTAATTAACCAGTCTTTTTAAAAAGTCGCTCAGCGTCATTTACGCTTTGCTCATTGATCTTAACTTTAAGACCTTTGATTTCAATATCGATCCACTTCATTTCAGGTGTAACTCTACCCTGTGCTAACGCTTGCGTAGCCCATTTGGACTCCAGCTGTAGCTTCTTCGATATTAACTCCTGTAGTGCCATTATCTAGCTCCTCATAAGTTATATGGAATCGGCGCATACCACGACCGAATCCATCTGGTTTCACAGAATACTGTTTATCATTCAGATTCTGGACGAAGCCCTCCATCGCTGCGTCATCGTTAGCAGCGTTTACGACACTAGTAAGATATAGTCCAGCTACATAACATTGAAAGCGATATTGCTTCATAAGATAATCTTATCAACTATTGAGTGTAAAATCAAGTATTTAGACGATTTTTGTCAACAAGGCAGTTCATATATAATTCAGTTATTGTAAACCCTCTGGCAGTCAAATTAACCCCCATTTCATTGACTTTTTTGACAGCTTCAACATTACAGATCTCTTCTGTGTAAAACAATATTGGATCTTCATGTATAAAAGCGCATTGTTCCTGGCCTGTAACAGGATTAATAAGGCATAACATACCCATCATAAAAAATTCTTTCATGGCAGCATAATATCACAAAATAGTAGTTGACACTGATAGTAGGAATTCTTATATTGATGGGATAGGAGAAAAAACAATGAACTTAAAAAGCAAATCTAAAATGTTTAAGGGTCTAGTTGAGAAGATAGATATTGCATTATCTGATGGCACAAGCTTTGACGAGATTGCAGGTAAACTAAAAAATATACACATCAAGATCAGAGATGAGTATGTCAAACCTTTACCAACAGATCTATGTACTCAATTAGCTAAAAATGAATTGGAGAATAGATAATGGCCTGGTTAAGATTTTTTGGAGCTGTTATTATTTTTACAATTTTGTTTCCTAAATTAACATTATTTTTAGGAGCCTTGATATGGCTTTCTTAAAAATGGATTGGAAAGATAAACAATACGCAGCCATAACTAGATTGAGCAAAAGAAAAGGTTGGGATTTCAGTGACAATAATCCATACTTTGAAAGGGCTTACATCTTTTTACCAAAGGTTAGCATCAAAACAAAAAAGCAATTGAAAGAGGAGTTAAAAAAACATGGATATAAATAAATTTAAATCTGTTGCGGTAAGAAAACCAGACTATCAATTGTTGCAAGGTCTATGCACAGAAAAATTTAGATCACCTGCATCAATGATATCTAAACTTGTAAATGAGTATGTTGGGTTCCAGGCGAAGAAAAAAAATATGTCTGTAGATGCATATAAAAAACAAATATTAAAACCAAACGGAAAAGGTAAAAAATGAGTGATAAACTTACACCAGATTTAGACTCAGAAAATATGGATCCGATTGGTGATTTAGAGAAAGCTTTCAATGGTATAGATGTATGGCCTACTTTGGAACAAGAAAATAGAAAGCTGAAAGAAATCAACAAGAATATACAGACTAAGCTCAATCAAACTGAGCGAGAGTTAGCGAAGTTGAAAGAAAATGTTAACTTGACCTGTAAAGAAATGTTAGCGATTTTACGTGATGGTCAAGAGTATGGTCATACAGAAGACTACACGGAGCAAAAATGAGTGACAGAATTACAATAACTTTGAAGAAAGAAACAATTCAATCTGCATATAATGAGATGAAATTGTTGGGTATTATTGGTGCTGCATACGCACAAAAGGATTCTCCAATGCAAACTTTACTTATGGAAATAAAGAGAGCTGTGAAAAAAAGAACTTTATGGCAGAGAATAATAGATTATCTGACATGAGGTTGAAATTTTACATATGGCTCATGGGAGTGACAGGATCAATAAGTGCATGGGCTTGGAGAAAACAAGCAAAAATAATAAGGAGGAATAGAAATGTCTAAGAAGAACTTTGATTATAAGGCAACTTTAAACTTTGAGGTTTCATCACATAATCAACCTGAGTATCAAACTGATGAGATGATCAAAAAAAGTGTGCTTCAATTATTAAAACAACATTTAGAGGAAACAAAAACGACTAAGTATTTGAAAATAGAGAGAAATTATACAAGAGAGAAGATGGTTGCAGACAGGGAAGCTCAATTAAAAAGACATTATAAATGGAAGGATATGTTATGATGTCCGATAAAGATTGTATTGACTTAGATAATTATCTTGATGATTTGAGAAACAATACAAGAGAAATTCCTGTGAATAACTATATCACTCACCATGTTCATGCTCATGAAAATGGCCATGATATTCTGATTGTAACTGGTGACGAGAAGGATTTGAAGAATACAGTTGTGCAGAAATTTATGTGTAGATGGCCTAAGAATAAAAACCCAAGAACAAAACCCTTTACTCATGCCAAAAAAGAAGTATAAAAAGAAAATGAATCGAAAATTAGGTGATCCTTATAAGATTTGTAAGAATTGTAATGGCAATGGGTATGTAAGAATTATTCCATACTCAGAAACACAAACGTGCAAAGAGTGTAGGGGTGCAGGTCACTTTGAACATGGAAAAAGAACCACGAAACACGAACCAGACGTAATCGAAACAGATTATGTTTTATCGTTAATCAAGATACTTGAGGAGTTCATTCGTGGCCAAAAAAGAACGATTCATTAATCCTCTCATAGAAAGTTTAAATATTTTAGCTGATAAGCTAACACACAAAGAATATAAATTAGTAAGTAATAGTATGTTTCGCTTATATATGGGCGATAAGTTAGGTTACAGAGATGTATTCGATCCGCAATTTATGGCTGATATTACGGCGGTGTGGCAATTCAGAAAAGAAAAAAAGATAGAAAAGAAGGCAAAGCTGTACAAATTTAAACTGGTCAAAGGTGGAAAAGATGCCGAAAAATAATTATAATAGATCAATGGCAAGAGATATATTTCACAAAGTTCCTGAACAAGAAAAACATAGTGGCGAGGATATACATGGTGTAATCAATAGTGTACATCTGGATTATGAACGATCTAAAAAAGACAGAAGCGAAATAGAAGGAACAATATACTATCGTGACTTACTCTCTTTCCTTATTAAAACTTATGGGCACTAGTTTCGCAGCTCAGCTGTTATCAACAGACGTAGAACCTGAAGAGAAACTATGGAGAGGGGTGCTGTGCAATGCAATCGAGGACGCAGGACAGAAAAGCCAGGAAAGAAAACCTTCGATATATAAATGCGAGGCTCATGCATGGATTATGTCGAATGTTACTGATTTTCATACTGTTTGTTATTATGCAGGTTTTGAACCCGAACATGTAAAAGAAAAATATAAGAAAGCCATCAAAGATGGCCATATTCAATTCTCTCCAAGAAATTTTGCTTGGAAAAAATATTCAGAACAATTCATAAAGTATCGTAATTGCAGGGAAGCTGAGTCTAAAAAATATCATCGTAAACACCTTGAACATTTGAGACATGCGGTTGACCTGTGCACCACTATTTTTATTTCTAATTTAGTTACAGCTATTTAAAAATAAAAAGGGCCAGCTCAGTCTCCCGGTCTGGCCCTCTTCCAACTAACTTAGAAAGAATGATTATGAAACATAATCAAGCCTTTCCATTAGTTGATATAGATTGTGTAGTCAAGTCATTTTTTCCTCCTTAGTTGATTCAAGAGAGCTTTTAATGAAATTAGTCACTCTGATACCCTATCAAACTGGCTGCGTGAGGCAAGTAAAATGTGTAGTTTAGAATGGTTCTAAGGTACACGCTCCTAGAACCAGCATATACCCACTGCTTAGAAATAATTTTTTAAAAAAACTTTTTTGGAAAATAAGCCCTTTTTTCTAGGAGTCTAGGAATTTAAAGCTATTATCCTTATATACCAACACTTATTTACTCCTAGATTTACTCCTAGATATGAGTTTACTCCTAACAATTTCTAGGAGTTTTACACTCCTTACGAGCAAACCATGGGAATTTTCTTATTGCTGTTTATTTTTCTAGGAGGAGGGTATATAGTTATAGGGTGCCAAAGAAAGCTAATCAATTGAAGACTATATCCGAACTTACACCTAGACAGCGTAAGTTTGTAGATATCTATGTAGCTAATTATGGCGAAATTACGAAGGTTGAAGCAGCTAAACAGGCAGGTTTCACTTCAACTAATAAATATGGACCTACTGATCAAGCGAGTAGGCTATTAAATCCTGACAAGAATCCACATATTGTTCGATACTTTGAAAGACAAATGGCTAGAGAATTAGAGAAAGAAGAAAAAGATAAATTATTATCCTATAAACATTACGCTAGGATGAGAGATAAGTCTGAGCAGAAAGGCCAGATGACGGCAGCTATAAATGCACAATTTAGAAGAGATCAAATGGCTGGGCATTTTGTAGACAGAAAAGAAATAAGCCATATTGGTCTAGAAGGTATGAACAGAGAACAATTGGAGAAGAGACTTGAGGAGCTTGAATCAAAGATCGGCGAAGCCAAAAATATTATTGACGTTACGCCAAAAGAAGTTACTGAAAACTAGAGATTGGAAGAACTTCTTGACAGTTTTTAACGAAGTACATAATAGTACTTTGACCATGTCGGTCGGTGCTGTGCATGTAACAACTAGGGGAACTAAGAATGAAAAGCAGAAGACTAAGAAAAACAAAACACATAGACGTCAATATTAAATTTCCAAAAGAGAAGATAGAACACTATCCGTTCGTAGAGATTCATTGGTTGGATATCGTAGGTGAAACAGGTTGGCAGACTTTTGAACAGCTCAAGAAATCTCAGCTTGGTAGAATGATATCTAGGGGTTGGATGGTTTCCCGTGAAAAAGGTGTCACAAGAATTTTTGCAGACTATGGTTTGAAAGACGGGAGAGATGGTGATGAAGGTCATATAGAAACTATTGGTGGGACAACAATAATACCTAA